TGAACCCACAAGCTCAAGTGATTATGGCTGCGGCTATGGCTCACGTAAACGAGCACATTGCGTTTGAGTATCGTCGTACGATGGAAGAAGCAATGGGCATCGTCTTGCCGGGTAAAGAAGAAAATGGCGAGAAGAAAAAACGTGTACCACCAGAAATGGCGGATCAGATTGCTATTAAGGCCGCACAAGCCGCACAGCAGTTACTGCAACAAAACCAGCAAGAAGCTCAACAACAAGCCGCGCAACAGAAACTGCAAGACCCGATTGTCCAGATGCAAATGCAGGAGTTGCAACTCAAACAGCAAGACCTACAACTCAAAGCACAGAAGCAACAAGTCGATGCTGCTGAGAAAGCTGACCGTATACGTGTTGAAGAATCACGCATCCAAGCGCAGATGCAAATTGCTGCGATGCAAGTCGGTGCTCAATCTGCTGCCGCTAAAGATAAAGCTCAGAAACAGCAACAGGCTGAAGGTTTACGCATGGGTATTGATGCAGCTAAACATAAAGCGCAGATGGCTGTGCAGATGGCTCAACAGCGTTCACAACAAAATAAAAAGGGAGATAAATGAGCAACCAAACATTTGGTTATTTAGCTTCGGAGATTGACAAGCTCCGTCGTGATCAAGTTACCTTCCTCGCAGGAGGAGGTGCAAAAGATTTCGCCGAGTATCGGCATGTCTGCGGTGTCATCCGGGGTCTGACACATGCAGAACAACTTGTCAAAGACCTTGTGCAAAAAATGGAGTATTCCGATGAGTGAGTTTGATGTTTCCGCTGTGGACTTGTCCGGCATTTTGAATGCTAGTAACGAAGACAAGGCTAAACAGTTGCCCGATCCATCTACCTATTACATGTTGACTGTCGTTCCTGAAGCGATAGAAGAATATGCTGATAGTGAGGTTGGATTGATTAAAGACAGCAAAACCATGTACTACGAAGAAGTGCTGACCCCAGTATTGTTTGTAGTGAAGATGGGACCTGACTGTTACAAAGACGCTACCCGCTTTCCAAGTGGTTCTAGCTGCAAAGTTGGCGACTTCGTTGTCGTCCGCCCCAATTCAGGCACCCGCCTGAAGATTCACGGTCGTGAGTTTCGCATCATTGCGGATACCTCAGTCGAGGCCATTGTTGAAGACCCACGCGGAATTAGTCGCGCTGCTTAAAAAGGATAAATCATGGCATTACCTGAATTTGAATTACCCGATCCTGATAAACAGGATGTTGCTGCTGAAGACGAAAAGTTTGAAGTAGAAATCGAAGACGATACCCCCGTAGAGGACAGGGGCCGTAAACCCGCTAAGGAACCTGTAGATGAAGTAACAGACGAAGAATTGTCAAGTTATGACGAAAAGGTTCAAAAACGAATAAAAAAGTTTACACGCGGATATCATGACGAGCGTCGTGCCAAGGAAGAGGCACAGCGTGAGCGTGAGGCGGCTGAGACCTTTGCACGTCAAGTATTTGAGGAAAATAAACGCCTTCAACAGCAGCTTTCCACAGGAAGCCAAGCTTATATTGAGACGTCTAAAAGCGCTGCTGAAGCTGAGTTGGTATCAGCTAAACAACGTTATAAGAAGGCTTACGAAGAAGCCGACGTAGATGCACTAACTGAAGCGCAGGCAGAGATTGCTCAAGCCACATTGAAGTTAGATAAGGCTCAAGGTTTAAAACCCATCGAGGTTGAAGAACGTGAGATGCCTACTCCTCAACGTGCAGAGCCTGAGAAAAAGCAGACTCCACGCACCCAAAAGTGGTTGGATAACAACAATGATTGGTTCGGAGTGGACGATGAGATGACTATGACTGCGGTAGGACTTGACAGAAAGCTCCAACGCGAGTATGGTGCGGACTATATAGGTACTGAAGAGTACTTTAAAACCATCGATAAAACGATGCGCAAAAGATTTCCTGAACATTTCGATGATCAGAGCCAAGAGGATGACGAGCCGCCTCCAAGAAAAAGAGCTGAACCGGTTTACGAGGAAGATGAACCTCCACGCCGTGCTCAAAAAATCACTAATGTTGTAGCTCCGGCTTCACGTAGTACTCCACCCAATCGTATTCGGTTAAAGGCATCCGAAGCCGCGATCGCTCGCAGGCTTGGGGTTCCGATTGAAGAATATGCTAAACAGGTTGCACAACTTAAAAGAGGTTAAATATGGATCAGGTTAAAACTGCCGAAAAGGCACAAAATCGTTTGTCTCGTGAACTCGATACGCGTGCAGCAATGCAGCGTCCCACTTCGTGGAGAGCTCCCGAAACTTTACCGTCACCTAATCCGCGTGAAGGCATCACACACCGCTGGGTAAGAGCCAGCATGATGGGACAGCCTGACGTACAAAACATCTCTGGCAAGTTGAGAGAAGGATATGAACCCTGCAAAGCAGAAGATTATCCTGAAATGATGATGCACGCTTCTACTGAAGGTCGCTTTAAAGGCAACATTGAGGTGGGAGGTTTGGTTCTCTGTAGCATTCCAACGGAGTTTTTGAAACAACGAGAGGCTCACTTCTCGAAGATCAACAAAGACACGATGGAGTCTGTAGATAACAATTTCATGAAAGACAGTCACCCAACCATGTCGAAGTTTTCCGAAAAGTCGACAAAGGTGACGTTTGGTTCTGGCACTTAAATTTTTAAAGGAGTCTTAAATGGCTTACCCCGTTGTTAACGCCCCATATGGGCTAAAGCCGATCAATCTGATCGGTGGTCAGGTATTTGCAGGTTCTACCCGCGAATATCCGATCCCATACGGATACGCGACTAGCATTTTCTACGGTGATCTCGTTGGATTGACCCGTGGCAATGTACAGCGCTTGTCTGTTTCTACTGGTACTCTTGGTACTGTTACAGGTGTCTTCTTGGGTTGTTCTTATACAAACCCAACCACCAAACAAAAGCAATTTGCTCAATACTGGCCCGCTTCAACAACGGCTGGTGACGCAGTTGCTATTGTTTGTGATGATCCTGACACAGTGTTCAAGGCTGTCGTTTGTAATACCGGTACTACTGTTGCTTCAGGCGCTCGCGCCATGATTGGTCAAAACTTGGCTATGATTAACAACACTGGTAACGTGAATACTGGCGACTCTGCTAACGCTTTGTTGGCTCCTAGCGATACACCCGCTACTACCGATGCGTTGCCAATCCGTGTTTTGGGCTTAGTGCCTGACACCGTTGTCACCTTGGGTTCTGTTACCTACACTAGCATTTCTACCGCTACTGTTACCTGCTCTGCTTTGCCTTTTGCATTGCCTGTTGGTACAGACGTTGGTTCACTTGCTTCTAACGGTCAGTACATCCCTTCGGGTTCGTTTGTTGATACAGCAGCTTCTGCTGGCGCAACATCGTTTATCTTGAACCAAGCGCCTGTAGCTGCTTTTGCTAGTAGCTCCACCATTGTGTTCGCACAGTACCCAGAGTTGCTGGTTAAGTTGAACTTCGGTCAACACCAGTATTACGCTGCCACAAGCATTGCTTAAGGAGTAATTTAAAATGGCTATTTCACGCGCACAACTACTTAAAGAACTCCTTCCCGGCTTAAATGCTTTGTTCGGCCTCGAGTACGCCCGTTATGGTGAGGAACATAAAGAGATTTATGAAACCGAAACCTCAGAGCGTTCTTTTGAAGAAGAGACCAAACTGTCTGGCTTCTCTGCCGCACCAGTCAAAAACGAAGGTTCTGCCATCGCTTATGACAATGCTCAAGAGGCATGGACAACTCGCTACAACCACGAAACCATTGCTTTGGGTTTCTCAATCACTGAAGAAGCGATTGAAGATAACTTGTACGACAGCTTGTCTGCTCGCTACACCAAAGGTTTGGCTCGTGCTATGGCTTACACCAAGCAGATCAAAGCTGCTGCCGTGTTGAACAATGGCTTCTCTCCCCTGTATACAGGCGGCGACGGTCAACCTTTGTTCTCTACTGCTCATCCTTTGGTTGCTGGCGGTGTCAACTCCAACACTCCATCTACCCAAACTGACTTGAACGAGACTTCTCTTGAAGCCGCCGTTATTCAAATCGCTGCTTGGACTGATGAGCGTGGACTGTTGATCGCTGCTAAGCCTAAGAAGTTGATCATCCCACCAGCACTGCAATTCGTTGCTACTCGTCTGTTAGAAACCAGCCTCCGCGTTGGCACTAACAACAACGACATCAACGCGATCAAGAATAATGGCGCGATCCCAGAGGGATACACCATTAACCATTACTTGACCGACACCAGCGCTTGGTTCTTGACAACTGACGTACCTAACGGTTTGAAGCATTTCATCCGCACTCCGCTGCAAAACAGCATGGACGGTGACTTCGATACCGGTAACGTTCGTTACAAGGCTCGTGAGCGTTACAGCTTCGGCTGGTCTGATCCTTTAGGCATGTTTGCCTCTTCAGGTTCATACTAAAAGAAAGGGGGTCACAAGCCCCCTTTTTTATTGACATCATAGAAATATGGTGTATATTTCAAACATCTGGGTGATTGACTCTACCGGACTGCCCCAGCAGACGATGCAACGATTGGTAGAGTTACTTTTGCATAAGGACTTTTGTCATGGCACGTTCCACATTTGAAGGCCCAGTTCTATCTGGCACACAGCGTTTTGGTAATTTCCGTAACGTAGGCTACGCAAGCCTCGTTCAATCAGCGACTTTAAACATCGCTAACACCACAGCAAACACTGCTGGTTTTGGTGGCTCTTCTGGTCAATTTGTTGACTCAAACAACATCCCTAACGGCATAACAACCGTTTACACACCTAGCACTTCTACTACATACACTGCAACCAGCATCCCTGCTGACTCTGCTACCGTGTACCGTGGCTTTGTGGCATACCTCCCAGCAGGTAGCCGCATCAACGACATCTTCGTTGATATTGGTGTTATCACTACCTTCACCAGCGGTTCTTTGACCTCTATCCAAGTTAACGTCAGCAATGATTATGTTGCCGCTACAGGTACTTGCACATACGCACAGACAGCAGTATTAACTTCTCCAGCAGTGGGTCGTCAATCATTCAATGCGTTTACTGCAACTCAGTTGGCTAACCAGCAATCTACTTCTACCGATATCATCCAGATAAATGGCGAACCACCTTTGTCTCAAGTGGTGTTTACAGTAGCGTCTATCAACGGCACTAACGTAGCGATTACAGGTGGTACTTACTACTTCACAATCCGCTACACACAGCCTGATGGCAACATCGGTACAACTACTACTTACCCATACGGTAACTTTGACTAATCAGTCCTAGGGGCTTCGGCCCCTTGTTTTTAAACAAGGAGATTGATTATGATGCAAACTGACGTAAAAGCCGTCCATCTAGACGCAAGCGGTGTGGGATATGCTGGTCGAACCAGAGTTCGTGGTTATCAAGTAGCCCCCGGTGGCACGGCTGGAGAAATTCAGTTTTACGATAACGCTACTACAAATGCTGGTAGGAACTCTTTAACCCTGCACGTCACAACTAACACCGCCGTTATTGCTACGTTAATTCCCGCAGAAGGCATTTTGTTTGAAAACGGGTTTTATGTAGTCCTACCAACCAGCGCATCTATTACGGTGTTTTATGGCTAGCCCCGCATGGACACGCAAAGAAGGCAAGAACCCCAACGGCGGGCTGAACGCCAAGGGGCGAGCCTCCGCGAAAAAGCAAGGGATGAACTTGAAACCGCCGCAACCCGAGGGCGGCTCAAGGCGCGACTCTTTCTGCGCTCGTATGAGTGGGATGAAAAAGAAATTGACATCCGCAAAAACAGCGAACGACCCGAACTCTAGGATTAACAAGAGTCTTAGAGCGTGGAACTGCGCTGAAGGCGGGTATGTAAATTCAGCAGATGGAATTGCCCAGAAGGGCAAGACCAAAGGAAGGATATGCTAATGTCTGATCTTGAATTGACCGACCGCGAACGATTGATCGCTAAAGAAGCGGCAAAGCTTGCTATCGAAGAGATGTCTTCAGAGTTTTACAAAAAGATTGGTAAGACTGTTGTGGAGAAGTTTCTGATCGGAGTAGGTTTATTGGTCGTTGGCTTCTTTGTTGGCAAGGGCTGGATTGTTAAGGTCTAACATGCCAAGCACAAGCAAAAAACAACACAATTTCATGGCGGCGGTGGCTAACAACCCTAAGTTTGCCAAGAAAGCAGGAGTACCACAGTCTGTTGGCAAAGAATTTGAGTCAGCAGATAAGGGTATGAAATTTGGTTCTAGTGGCACTAGAGCTGATCGTCAGGGTGTAAACAAGCCGAAAACCAATCACGGTAATGCGGCACTTTTTAAACAAGGTGGAACTATGGCTACAAAAATGGGTAAACCAACAATGAAGGCTGGCATGAGCACGGCTAAAGATGGCATGAAAAAGCCTACTCCTATGGCTAAAACCGACATGGCAGGTAGCATGATGGGTATGAAAAAAGGCGGTATGCCCATGAAGATGAAAGATGGCAAAAAAGTGCCTATTTTCGCGGCTAAAGGTGGTGGCATTGAGTCCAAGGGTAAAACCAAAGGCAAGATGATTACTATGAACAAGGGCGGCAAAGCCTGCTAAGGAACGGTCATGGCAGATGTTAAATACCCAGACTACACCCCAGTAGACGAACCTGTTCGCACAGGCCCTAAACCCGCAGAACCCGGTAGTGGCATTAGGGTTGAAAAAGAACCCGCGCCTAAACCTGCTCCAAAGGTAGTCAAAAAAGCTGCTGGTGGCTCTGCCTCTTCTCGTGCAGACGGATGTTGCACTAAGGGTAAAACCCGTGGGAAGATGATGTAACTATGATGTCAAGTCGCGGTATGGGCGCTATCAGCCCCTCCAAGATGCCCAAGGGTAAAAGAACTGCCCGAAGGGATGACACCGACTTCACACAATATGCTGAGGGCGGGAAAGTTAACGCCGCTGGCAACTACACAAAACCCAGTCTGCGCAAGCGGATTGTGTCTCAGGTGAAGGCCGCAGCAACGCAGGGCACAGGTGCAGGACAATGGTCAGCACGTAAAAGCCAATTAGTTGCTAAAAAATATAAAGCAGCGGGCGGGGGCTACCGTGACTGAGGCCACTAAGACTTGTACGGATTGTGGAGAAACAAAACAGCTATCTGCTTTTCGCAGCCGTGGCGGTCAACTGGCGCATCTGTACAAAAGTCATTGCAATACTTGTCTATACAAACGACATAAAGATTGGGCTGAAGATAACCAACATCGAATCGCAGATTACCGAGAAAAAGACCCGTGGACATTGGCTAAGAGATGTAGTCGCCGTGGAATAACTCCAGAACAGCTTGTTGAGCGGTATGAACGGCAAGAAGGTTGTTGCGCAATTTGTAAGGTAGAAATTACGTTAATTGACAGCGCAATAGATCACAACCACGATACCGGAGAGTTTCGCGGTGTATTGTGTAAGCAGTGTAATCGTGCTTTGGGCATGTTTAAAGACGATCCCGCAGTACTACATAACGCATTAGAATATTTAGAAGCGTTTGGGAGCTATGGAAATGGCACTTAAAGCGCCACAGCAGTCCTTAAAAAACTGGGGTGACCAAAAATGGAGAACCAAAAGTGGAAAACCGTCTAGTAAAACAGGTGAGCGATACCTTCCAGAAGCTGCGATCAAAAGTCTCAGCCCTGCTGAGTACGCTGCAACAACGCGTGCGAAACGCGCTGGCAAAAAAGCCGGAAAACAATTCGTAGCACAGCCTAAAGGCATAGCAAAGAAAACAGCAGGCTTTAGATAATGGCTAATACATCTGGCGCATATGGCTTTAACCTTGACCTCACCGAGTTGGTCGAGGAGGCGTTTGAACGCGCCGGTAGTGAACTGCGTACTGGATACGACCTGCGTACTGCACGTCGTAGCCTCAACATCATGTTTGCTGATTGGGCAAACCGTGGCATCAATATGTGGACTATTGAGACGGGGTCTATCACTCTCGTTCCCGGTCAGAACACATACCCCCTGCCAAACGATACGATTGACTTGCTTGAGCATCTGATTCGTACAGATGCAAACAACACGGCTAACCAAGCCGACCTGACAATCACGCGGATTAGCGTTTCTACCTACGCTACGATCCCGAACAAGTTAACCCAAGCCAGACCTATTCAGGTTTGGATTCAGCGCTACAACGGGCAGACTAGCCCTGTTTCTTCTACGCTAACCACAACAATTACAGATACATCAGACACAATCGTGTTGAGCGATGTTACGGGTTTACCCGCATCTGGGTTTGTAAAGATTGATGATGAGATTATCAATTACGGGTATATAACTCAAAATACAAACGCTGTCAGCGGTACGTTGTACAACTGTTTCCGTGGTCAGCAAAACACGATCGCTACAGGGCACAGCGCTGCGGCTACTGTGTACTGGCAACAAGTGCCAGCCATAACTGTTTGGCCTACCCCTGACAACTCGCAACCATATACATTTGTGTATTGGCGTCTACGCCGCACGCAGGACGCAGGTGGCGGTGTGAACATCATGGACGTGCCGTTTAGATTCATTCCTTGTATGGCGGCTGGTCTGTCGTACTACATCGCTGGCAAGATTCCGCAGGGCATGGAGCGGATTGGCTTATTGAAGCAACAGTATGACGAGGCATGGGAATTGGCAGCATACGAAGATCATGAGAAGGCAGCATTGCGTTTGGTTCCTAGACAGACCTACATCGGGAGGTAGTCGTGGCAACTGGATTAAAACAGTTTAGCGGGGATGAAGGGTTAGCTCCTTATGGGCTTCGTCATTCTGGTGAAGGTGTAAAAGGTAAAGGGTATTTTGGCGGCTTGTCAACTAAAAGTGGGCGCACTGCAACTGAAATATCCTCTGAAAATGACGAGGGAGAATATCCACTTGTTGTTCCAACGCTAACAAAGAAAGAACTTGACCATCTTTTAGCAGACAAAAAGCCTACGGATGAGATATACGATAAAGCGGAATCGTGGGCACGCACAAGAAAAAAGAGTGGGAAAAGTCCTTTTGCCGGGTCAACGGAGTTGAGAATGCCAACCCCTAAGAAAAAAGGCGGTAAAGTAACTGCTTCTAGCCGTGCGGATGGGGTTGCTGCAAGAGGTAGAACGAGAGGCAGGGTTATCTAATGGGTAATCGTTTTGCTTCCGGCAAGAATGCAATTTCGGAGTGTGACCGTTGTGGTCAGCGGTTTAAGTTGAAGGTTCTGAAGACTGAGATTATCAAGTTAAAGAACTACAACTTGTTGGTGTGCCCAGAGTGCTGGGACCCAGACCATCCGCAGTTGCAGTTGGGTATGTTCCCCGTGGACGACCCACAGGCGTTGAGAAATCCACGCCCTGATCGGAGTTATGTGATTTCTGGTCTGTTAGCAGATGGGTATTCTGGTGGTGGTAGCCGAATCTTTCAATGGGGTTGGGCACCAGTAGGCGGGGCGAGTAGTTTTGATGCGTCATTGACGCCAAACAATTTGAATTTGGTTGTACAACTTGGTACAGTTACGATAGCAACAACTTAGGAGTTGAATATGGATAAAGCAGACTTAAAGCAAGACAAGAAAATGATCGCAGGTGCCGTGCACAAGCACGAGAAGAAACTGCATCCCGGCAAGCCTATGACTAAGCTCAAAAAGGGCGGAGTGACAGGCGAGATGATGAAGTCTATGGGTCGTAACATGGCTCGCGTTGCGAACCAAAGGGGCAAATAATGGCTACTTTTAGCATGAAAAAAGGCGGTAAAGAGATTGGCTCCGCCAGTGTCTACGCTGAACCACACAACATGTCTGGTAAAGGCGTTAAGGTTCAAGAGAACCCCGGCAAAGAGCCAAACCGTAGCAGATTAGACACGTCTGATGCAAGCGTTGGACAGTACAGTATTTCTGCTGGTAACGAGCCAACAAAGACCGACGGCATCAAAGTCCGTGGTACTGGCGCGGCTACTAAAGGCTTGATGGCACGGGGTCCGATGGCATGAACTACAGCCAGCTTGTAACTGCGATCTCCGATTACACGGAGAATACTTTTGACGTTGCGGATATGAATACGTTCATTACGCAGGCAGAGCAGCGCATTTACAACACGGTTCAGTTTCCATCGTTACGCAAAAACGTAACAGGTACTTTGACTTCTGCAAGCCCGTATTTGTCAGCCCCAAACGACTATCTAGCTACCTATTCAATGGCTGTGATTGACGCCAGCGGTAACTACGAGTACCTGCTAAACAAAGATGTGAACTTCATACGTCAGGCGTACCCAAACCCAACTACCGACGTGGGCGCTCCTAAGTACTACGGATTGTTTGGCCCAACTATTAGTGGGGGCGAAATCACTAATGAGTTGTCTTTCATTCTTGGGCCGACTCCAAATGCCGCATATGACGTAGAACTGCACTATTACTACTATCCAGCAACCATTGTTCAAGGTGTGATCACCTTGGTATCGCTCGTAACTCCGGGTGGTAGTTTGACGGCTGGAACTTATTACAACGTGCCGTTGACTGGTGGTTCTGGTAGCAGTGCGTTAGCCACTATTGTGGTATCTGGTGGTTTCGTGACCACTGTAACTATTACGCAGGGTGGCTCATCCTATGTGGTTGGCGATGCCATAAGCGCGGCTGTGGCAAATATCGGCGGCACGGGCACTACTTTTACTGGTACGGTATATTCAGTTTCTAACAGCACAGGGCAGACTTGGCTGGGGGATAACTTTGATAGTGTCTTACTCTATGGCTCATTGGTTGAGGCGTACACATATCTAAAAGGCGAACAGGATATGATGGCTCTATATGATGGTAAGTACAAGGAAGCACTAGCACTTGCTAAACGCCTTGGCGACGGTATGGAGCGTCAGGATGCGTATCGTTCTGGTCAATATAGACAGGCGGTGACCTGAGATGGCTTTTACAGGAAATTGGACATGCAATACGTTTAAGACGGGCTTGATGAATGGCTCGTTTGACTTTACAAGTGGCACGTTCTATATCGCTTTGTACACCAACGCGGCAACGCTTGATGCAACTACCACTACTTACACAGGAACAACTGGTGAAGTGGTGGCTACAGGCTATACGCCCGGTGGAAATCTTTTGACCATATCGCAGGCCCCAACTACGGGCAATCAGACTGGCGCGGCTACCTCGTACATATCGTTCAGCAACGCCTCATGGTCTGGAGCTATCACCGCAAGGGGCGCTTTGATTTATAAAACCGGTGCTGATGGGGCAGTTTGTGTGTTAGATTTTGGTGCGGATAAGACCAGCACTACCACATTTACCGTACAATTCCCCGCAGTCACTGATACATCTGCGATTATTCGTATTTCTTAAAAGGGAACGCATGACTTTCTTCTCCTCTGTTCTTTCTGACCCACCAGAAGTAAAAATCACTAACGATCGCCCGTTAGAAAAAGATTTATACAAGATGATGTGGAGTCGTCCAGAATACAGAGTTGTAGCCCCCGGAGAGCAGATTGCCCAAGAGTTTTTAGCGCAAGCCAAGCCTCCAAAAGGCGCGTCAGTTATTGACCTTGGTTGTGGTACAGGGCGTGGGGCCTTGAATTTAGCGTTCTTTGGTGGGTTAAATGTCACTATGGTTGACTTTGCCGACAACTGCTTAGATGAAGACATTGTCCCCATGCTTAAAACACAAAGCCACGCTATGCGTTTTGTGGAAGCAGATTTAAGCCAGCCATTACCAGTATCCGCCGCCTATGGGTTCTGTACAGATGTTATGGAGCATATCCGCCCACATCATGTAGACCGTGTGCTAGATAACTGCTTGGCCGCTTGTCAACACGTTTTCTTCCAGATTGCCACAGAAGACGACATCATGGGTAAGTTGGTTGGGCATAAGTTGCATCTAACCGTACAACCCTATTCGTGGTGGTTGCAGAAGTTTAATGACCGCAAGTGCATCATTCATTGGTCTGAAGAGCGTGATGGATACTGTTTGTTCTATGTAACAGCATGGGCTTCTGGTGCTGACATTGTAGATATTGGCGTCATCAACTTGGATGATGAAAAAGTTAAAGCGAATGTCAAACACAACATTTCTCTGGGCTTTCAGCAAGTACAGCCTTACCCAACAAATGATGTTGAAGTAATGATTGTGGGAGGCGGGCCGTCTCTTGCTGAGAATATGGACAAGATTAAAGAACTCCGTGCAAACGGCGTTAAGTTGGTTGCAATCAACAATGCCTACCAATATTGCTTGGATAACGGCGTTACACCTTCTGCTTTTGTAATGGTAGACGGCAGGGACTTTAATAAGCGATTTGTTGAGAATGTCGTTGATGACTGCAAGTATTTCATTGCATCCCAGTGTGACCCATCTGTGTTTGAGAAGTTACCAAAAGAACGTACTTACATTTGGCACACAAGTGCTGAGATGGTTAACAACATTCTTGCGGAACAATACGACAAATGGTTCCCCATTCCGGGCGGCTCTACGGTATTGCTTAGAGCGATCCCTTTGTTTAGAATGCTAGGGTTCAAGCGATTTCACCTATTTGGATGCGATTCATGTTTAGAAGATGGCAAACACCATGCTTATGAACAAGAGGAAAATGACGGACAACTAGTCGCCCCAGTAAATGTGGGCGGAAAGATTTTCTACTGCAACCCTTGGATGATTTCGCAAGCACAAGAATTTATCGACCTTATCCGCATGATGGGCGATGAGATTGAGTTGGAAGTGTATGGTGGGCTTCTCCGCCATATTTTAGAAACTGGCGCATCATACGCTGACATTAAGGAGATTTAACATGGCTACAAGTGCATGGCAACTTTACAACTACGCCAAGAGATACATTGGCAACGGGACAATTACGCTCGGTGCGGGTGTAGTGAAGATGGTGTTAGCTCGTACATCGAGCAATGCTTCAACATTTACGCTTAGTACGTACGCGCAAATTACGGCGGAGATTTCTGCTACTGGTGGTTATGTTGCTGGAGGACGTAACCTTGTCCCTGCAACGGCGCAATGGACTGTTGGCGCATCTGCAAAACAGATGAAGTTCACGATGTCTACTATTGGCTTAACCTTCACGGCATCTGGCGCTTCTCTAACTAACATACGTTATGCGATTCTCCGTAACTCTACTGGTGCTGGCGCTGGTAAATTATTGTGCTGGTGTGCGTTGTCTACCGTCCAGTTTACAGTTACTTCACCAAACACGTTAACTATCCTTCCAGCCGCTACTGGCATATTTACCTTAACCTAATAAGGTAGTGCTCGTATACTTGGGGGAACGGCTTCTGTCCTTCCCCCTGTTGGGCATTGAGAGGTAACTATGTTTTCACAAGCACCGTTCTCAGGCGCACCGTTTTCGGGGCTTGGTGGTGCTTCGGTTGCAAATACCAACATAACGCCTTTAGTAGGCGCATTAACGCTTACTGGCGTTGCGCCATCCCTACGTAGACAAACGATTATTACGCCCGCTGCTGGGGCGTTGACTATTACTGGTGCCGCACCCACGGACATAGTACAGACAATAATCACACCGGCTGTTAGAGCGCTGACTATTACCGGTGTCGCTCCTACAGACATAGTTCAGACAATCATCACACCCGCTGTTAGGGCGCTGACTATTACTGGTGTAGCACCGACAGACATAGTTCAAACAATCATCACGCCGAGCGTAGGTGCGTTAACGCTTACCGGCGCAGCCCCGACCGATATTGTTCAAACAATAATCACCCCAAGCGTAGGCTCACTGACACTTGCGGGCGCGGCTCCTACAGACATAGTTCAGACAATCATCACACCCGCTGTTAGGGCGTTAACGCTTACAGGTGCCGCACCGACAGACATAGTTCAAACCATCATTACGCCAAGCGTAGGAGCACTAACGCTTGCTGGTGCTGCACCCACGGACATAGTTCAGACAATTATTACCCCAAGCGTAGGCTCGCTGACCGTTGCTGGTGTTGCACCTACGGTTGTTAGAGGGACAATAATCACTCCTGCTGTTAGGGCACTGACTCTTACAGGTATAGCGCCAACTGCTGTTACAGGGCCAGTCATAACGCCGTCTGTGGGGTCGCTGACTCTTACGGGCGTAGCGCCGACTGTTGTTAGGGGGACAGTAATTACCCCAAGCGTTGGTTCTTTGACTGTTACGGGCGCGGCCCCAACAGATGTAATTCAGACCATCATTACCCCAAGCGTTGGCTCTTTAACTACCGCAGGTGCTGCGCCTTCTCTCTTATGACAGACCATCATTACGCCAAGCGTAGGTGCATTGACACTTACTGGCGCTGCTCCGATAGACATAGTTCAGACGATTATTACGCCATCCGTTGGAGCGTTGACTGCTACAGGCGTTGCTCCTTCGTTACTAAGACAAACAATCATTACGCCTAGTGTTGGCTCGCTGACACTTACAGGCATAGCGCCTTCCGTTGTTAGTGCAAAAGTTATTACACCAACTGTTGGGTCTTTAACGCTTACTGGTGCCGCACCCACAGACATAGTCCAAACAATAATTACCCCTACTGTTGGGTCATTAACGGCTACGGGTATAGCTCCCTCACTCTTTAGAGAAACATTTATCACGCCGAGCGTGGGGACATTAACCCTTACTGGCGTAGCACCATCTGTTGTTAGCGCCAAAGTTATCACACCTGCGGTACAAAACTTAACTATCGCTGGGGCGGCTCCGTTGGCTGTTACTGGGACAGTCCTTACGCCTAGCGGTGGCGCAGAAATAATCGGCTCTGTACCTGTCGTTGTTGTTACGGGCAAGGTGATGACCCCCGCTGCGGCGACACTGACTCTAGTTGGCAACGCCCCATCAACGATTGAAAACAAGATAATCACACCGAGCACCGGTAATTTGACCCTAGCGTATAGCGCTCCAACGGTTAGACAAGATTCCTTCGTAACGCCAAGTAGCGGGGCAGTTTTAGTTGCAGGTGTGCAACCAGATGTAATAACTGCGGTATCAATTACCCCAGCAGTGGGGGCTGTAGACATAGCTGGTTATGCCCCGTCTGTCACTCAGACTAATGCGGTACAACCTGACGGAGTTGCGTTATCTTTGGTTGGGGTAGCCCCAAGTGTGTCTAGAAACACACTTATTACGCCGCCATGCGGGGTTTTGACTTTGGTTGGACATGCACCGACTAGGGGTGGTCCAAATTGGCAAATCATCAACGATGCTCAAAGTTCTACATGGGTATTGGTCAATGACAATCAGTCCACAACATGGGATAATGTTGATAATTCTCAAGGTACAACTTGGGCGTTGGTCGCTTAAAGGATAGATATGGCTTTTGTACTTGCAGACCGTGTTAAAGAAACCACTACCGTAACAGGTACGGGTCCAGCGACTTTGCTTGGCGCGGCTACAGGCTTTCAATCTTTTTCTGCAATAGGCAACGCCAATACAACTTATTACACGATCCAAGGGACTACCGAATGGGAAGTTGGGATTGGCACGTACACTTCGTCAGGTACATCCTTAAGTCGGGATACGGTGCTGGCTTCTAGCAACTCAGGCTCTTTGGTTAACTTTAGCGCTGGTACAAAAGATGTTTGGTGTGACTACCCCGCTAAACGGGCGGTCATAGGTGGTGAAGGGTATATCGAGAACGCTGGGACTGTTAACACAAGCTCTACCCTAAATACAGGTAATAACGCTATCAGTGGTGGCCCAGTAACGATTGCCAGCGGCGCTGTTGTAACGGTTCCAAGTGGTTCGGTATGGACTGTTGTCTAATAAACCAATACAATGAATAAAGGAGCGTAAACGTGGCATCATCATATACCGACCTACTTAAATTAGTACTGCCTGTCACGGGAGAACTCACGAACGTCTGGGGTAGCACCGTCAATACTGATTTGACCCAGTTCGTGGAAAACGCTATTGCTGGCACACAAACAAACTCTGTTGCCGCTGGAAACTGGACACTTACAACTGAACAGCCGGGCAATACCAATGCTTCGTCTACTAATTCTGCTCGATACGCTATCCTGATTGCCACAGGCGCACCGGGTGTAACACGCTATATTTACGCACCAAAACAAAGTAAGACGTACATAGTTATCAATAACTGCTCAGATAGCAGTCTGGTTTATATCAGTGGTGGCCCAACGTCTCCAACTACTGGGGTATCCATAGCCGCTGGTAGTTCAGCTTTGGTTGCATGGGACTCTACAACAAGTGATTTTGTTAAGATTGCTGGCGGCGGTGCAGGTGCTACAGGTGGTGGAACTGACCAAATCTTCTATCAAAACGGCTTAAATGTCACAACAGATTACACAATCACCACGAACAATAACGCCGGTACATTTGGCCCAGTAACGATTGATGCTGGCGTAACAGTAACGGTTCCAGACGGTAGTGTCTGGACTGTGGTCTAAAGGGGAAACGATGTCTCAAGTCAAATTATCAGGTAATGCAAGCGGATCGGGTTCAGTCACGATAGCTTCGCCTAACACTAATAGCGCATTTACAGTCACGCTTCCAACGCTTACAGGTACTGCTTCTTTAGCAACTAGAACTGTTCAAGTCTTTACTTCTAGTTCTGGCACATACACAACCCCTACTGGATGCACATCTATTTTTGTTCGTATGGTTGGTGGTGGTGGCGGAGGCGGGGCTTCTTCAGCTAATAGTGGATCGGCTGGAGGAACTACAACCTTTGGGGCTTCTTTATCGGCAACAGGTGGTAACGGCGGTCAACATGGTGCTGGCTACGGTGGCAATGCTGGCACGGGTGGTGTGGCAACAGGCGGGGATTTAATTATTACTGGTTCAACGGGGGGTGCTGGCGCAAAAGACACAGGTAATCCAACTGGAGGTATGGGTGGTAATAGTGTTTTTGGTGGCGCATCTACTGGGGGTCTAACTAGCACTGCGGGTTCAAACGCGCTGGGATATGGTTCTGGCGGCGGCGGTGCTGGCGGGCTTTTAGCTAATTTAAATTCTGCTGGTGGCGGCGGTGCTGGCGGATATCTTGAAAAAACAATTTCTTCTCCATCTGCGACTTATTCTTATGCTGTTGGTGCTGGCGGTAATGGGGGTACAGCAGGAAGTTATGCTGGTGGAAATGGTTATGTTGGTGTAATTATTGTTCAGGAGTTTTACTAATGAAATATGCAATCGTTAAAGATGGCGTTGTTATCAACGTCATTGAGTACGCAGAACAACCTACAACACCACCTCCCGGTTTTGAAGATGGTCATGTGGCTATTCAAGCGGATAGAGTTAATCCGGGTTGGCATTACGCCAACGGTCAATTTACTGACCCTAACCCACCCGTAGTTGTTGAAATGCCAGCACCTATGTCATTAACCGACATGATTCTTGCTGACCCAACAGAGTTGGCAAAACTTAAACAAGCGTTAGGAATCTAACATGGCAAAACTCGACGGAACAAACGGACTGATTCAACAGTACGACTACCAAGTCCTAACAACGGCGTTTAGTTATACCTTTGCGGCTGGAACGCAGACTCTGATAATTAACCCTGCCGGTACTTTAGCCACTGGAACGGTCACGATGCCCGCCGCCCCTGCGGATGGTATGGTCATATGGATTACCACAACGAAGCAGATTGTTGCTTTGACCATAAACGGCAACACAGGACAAACGCTTACAAGCGGAGTAACGTCACTAGCGCCAAATCAATCGGTGGCTTATATATACCGTGTGACCAACACAACATGGTATCCGTTTGAGACACAGATGGCTCAAGGCAATGGGCCAGCGTTTAGTGCTTACCAGTCTACACAACAATCAACTTTAACCGCTAATGTGGCAACGCTTCTTGTATTTCAAACTGAAGAGTTTGATACTAATGGTTGTTTTAATAATACAGCAAGTACTGTTACGCTTAATGGTGTTTCTGCCCCTCAATATTCATTTGCACCAAATGTTGCTGGATACTATCAAATAGGCGGTTCTGCGGCAGTAGCAGCTTCTGTTGCAACTAGTCTTGTATACATATATAAAAATGGTTCTTCGTTTAAAAGGCTTATAAACACTAATTCTGCAAGTATTACTCAGGGTGGTGGTTCAGCGTTAGTATATTTAAATGGCACATCTGACTATGTTCAACTTTATTTGTCTCAAAATGCAAATCAGCAATTAAATAACTCGGCTGAAACAGTATATTTTCAAGCAGTAATGGTAAGGAGCGCATAACATGACACTACCAGAAAAAATTAAAGCCCTATACCCAGAACTAACAGACCGTGATTTAACAACTGTAATTACATTACAAAACGATTTAGACGGTAGAGGCGATTACATAGCCAAGTGGGAACACCCAACATTGCCACGCCCAACTGAGGAGCAACTCAAATGACAATCACACTAAACGGCACTACAGGTATCGTTAACACAGGTAGCGAGACAATCACAGGAGCCCTGACAGCAGCTAATTTCAACGGCGCTAGTACATTTGGCTTTAAGAACCGCATCATCAATGGTGCGATGATGTTTTCACAGAGAAACGGCACAACTGCAACAGCAAACGGCAGTAATGCTTACACTTTAGATAGATGGGCGGCATACGGCAATGTGGTTTCTAAATACACCACAACGCAATCCACAACTGCACCTGATGGATTTTCAAATTCGTTGTTGGTAACTTCATCTTCAGCGTATTCAGTTGCTTCTGGTGATTATTTCTTTTTAATACAAAGAATAGAAGCAAACAATGTTTTTGACTTTAGTTTGGGAACTGCCAATGCAAAAACATTTACCTTGTCTTTTTGGGTTCGTTCTAGCCTAACTGGTACTTTTGGTGGGTCTTTTCTTAACTCCGCAGAAAACTACAGTTACCCATTTACTTACACAATTTCATCTGCAAATACTTGGGAGCAAAAAACATTAACTGTTGCTGGCCCAACAGCGGGGACTTGGGCTACTGGCACTTCAGCAGGGTTAGAAGTTAGTTTTGGGTTAGGTGTTGGTTCTAGCCTTAGTGGTACTGCTGGTTCATGGGCTGGTTCGCAATATTATTCAGCCACTGGTGGTACATCTGTAGTCGGCACAAACGGGGCAACCTTCTACATAACAGGCGTACAACTAGAAACGGGCACAGTAGCAACGAGCTTTGATTACAGGCCTTATGGGACTGAAATGCAGTTATGTTTGCGTTACTTTGCAAAAAGCTATGAATACTCAACAGCCAATGGAACGGCTACATATACAGGCATGGTTGGCGGTGCAATAGGCTTATCAACTTGTGGAGGCTCTATGGCTACTCCATTCCCAGTTTTAATGAGAATTGCACCGACTATGGCTTTTTGGGATGGGGCTGGAAATGCTTCAAAAATAACAGGAATACAAGGTGGAACAACTGGCGCGGATAATGCAACTACTACACCTAATGGGCCATTTAATATAACGGCAAAGAATTTTTGGCTTACTGGAAATGGTATAGCCAACTACACAACTTTCTGCCATTACACAGCAACAGCGGAGTTATAAACCATGTATAAATTAAACGGACTTTACAGTTTTGATTACGCAACAAGCACAAAAACTTATGTTGGCGTTGACGATCAGTTAATCATAAGAGTGTCTGATGGCGCACTTATACCAATGGTAGAGGGCAATACCGACTACCAAGCCTACCTAAAGTGGCTGGCTGAAGGCAATACACCAGAACCCGCAGACCCTCAATAAAATGTGGACCCTTTCACCCTACTTATGGCGGCTCAGACCGCCGTTGGCTTTATTAAGCAAGGGTGTGCTCTCCTACATGAAGGGCGTATGGAGTTGGAAGGGGCTAAGAAGACAGCCGAGCAGGTCATTGGTGATGTCAAGGCAATCAAGGGCATTTTTGATTGGTTCATTGGTCTATTCACTAGTAAACCAGCCAAGCCAGACGAAGCGCCCAAGCCTGTGGCAAAAGCGAAAGCCAAAGCCGCAACCAAACAGCAACAGTCTTACGAGGAACTTGAACTCAAACTCATCAAGGACATCGGAGACAACATTGGTGTCCTCTTTGATACACAACAACAGATTACAAACTTCTATCTTGAACTAGAGGAAACATCAAAGACCGACTACGACCCAACGCAAAACACTAGCAAAAAAGCCATAGAGCGGGCGCTGATTGAGTTGCAGTTGGAGAAGTTGATGGAGCAGACAAGGGAAGCGATGGTCTATGCGCCGCCTGAGTTGAAGGACTTGTATAGCCGATTCCTCAAGATGCACGCCCGAATAGAACAAGAACAAGCGTGGGCAAGGTCAGAACTGATACGCAGGAATAGGCTGGCAAGGTGGCAGAAGGAACAAGACGAGATTCGGACTATTGAAACAACAACTGGAGTAATTGCCGTGATGTTCATATCAATGTTTTTTGGGTGGCTAATGTGGCAACTACGCGCCTTGTCTGGTGGATACTGATAGGAGTAGCGATATGCGTAATTGTTGGAGTAACCTCAATGGCATACGTAGAAACCCTATACATGCGAGCACAACTTAAACAAGAGATTAAAGAGTTGCGCAAACTGAAACGTGAATTAAAGGAAAACAAATGATACCTATTGGCGCACTTCTAGACATTGGTGGAAAGATACTTGATAAGGTATTTCCTGACCCTGCACAGGCAGAGCAAGCCAAACTCAAGCTGTTAGAGATGCAGCAAAGTGGCGAGTTAGCCAAACTCAATGCAGATGTTTCTGAGCAACATGAACTGACTGAACGCCTCAAAGCTGACATGGGTAGCGACTCTTGGCTGTCCAAGAACATTCGTCCTATGACCTTAGTGTTTATTCTGCTTACCTACACAACCTTTGCCATGATGAGCGCTTGGGACATTGAGGTAAACAACAACTATGTGGAACTGCTAGGTCAATGGGGTATGTTGATTATGTCGTTTTACTTCGGTGGTAGGACGCTAGAAAAAATCATGGATATGAAGGCCAAGAAATGAACCTTTCCGATCACTTCACCCTAGAAGAAGGCACCTATAGCGAGACTGCTATACGCCTTGGCATCAGCAACCAGCCCGATGAGCGCCAACTGGCAAACATGAAGTCGGCTGCTGAACAACTGGAGGCAGTCCGAAATGTCACAGGCGCTCTTCGTGTTAATTCTTGGCTACGCTTGCCTGATGTCAACGTGGCTGTTGGCGGTTCTAAGGTATCCAGCCACATGGATGGTTGGGCTATTGACTGCTCTTCTTCTACTCACACTCCTTATGAAGTATGTCAGCTTGTTCTAGGCGCTGGCATCAAGTTTGACCAGATGATTCACGAGTATGGTCGGTGGATGCACATATCCTTTGCGCCTGAGATGCGTCAGCAAGAGTTGACAATTTACAAGCCAGAGGGAAAATACAAACTTGGCATCTTGACAGAAGCCCAATACCACACAAAGTAATATGCCATTACAAAAACTACTGCTCAAACCCGGTGTGAACAAGGAAAACACCCGTTACACCAACGAGGGTGGGTGGTATGACTGCGACAAAATTCGCTTTCGCCAAGGCACGCCTGAGAAGATCGGTGGTTGGTCACAGATTTCTGGTTATACATACGAAGGCACATGCCGCTCCCTCTGGTCATGGGCTTCTCTAAACGGGATAGTCTATGTTGGGGTTGGCACGTATCTAAAGTTCTATGTAGAGCAAGGTGGGGCGTATAACGACATTACGCCGATTCGGTCTTATGTAACGCTGAGTGGTCCGTTCGCTGCAACAACAGGCTCAACCACAGTTACTGTTACTAGCGCATCACATGGTGCATCTACAGGCGACTACGTTAACTTCCTTGGTGCAGTGGCACTAAGCACGCAGACTTTTACTCGGTCTACAGCAACTAACTTTGTGTTGGCTACAACGGCTTTTGCAACGAATACGCCAGTAACGCTTACTGTGTCTTCTGGTGGTGCTCTACCTACTGGTCTGGCTGAGAACGTACAGTACTACATATTGGTTGTGTCTGGCACAACTGTTAGCTTTACAAACGTGCCCGGTGGTGCGGCTATCTCTACATCATCTGCTGGTTCTGGTACTTTTTCCATTGCCGCTACTACAGGAATTACCGCCGACGTTTTAAACAGTAGTTTTGCTATCACTAAGATTAACGCTAACTCATTTACTATCACTACCTCAGTTGCAGCTACGGCTTATGATGTTGGCAGTGGTGGTACAACGGTTAACACCAACTACGAAATACCTGTCGGATATGACTCATCACAGCCATTAACTGGTTGGGGCGCAGGTTCTTGGGGTTCTGGCTCTTGGGGTTCAGGGCAGGCTAGTGTTGCCCCTGCTCGTATCTGGTATCAGAACAACTTCGGTCAGGATTTAATCTTTGGCTACCGTGGTGGCCCACTCTATTATTGGAACGCTTACGTTACCCCCAACGGGCTTAATGTCACTATAACTATTAACTCCCAGACTGTTTCTGCTGTTGATACTGCTACGGAGTACATCACGTTCTCCACGGCTATTGCTACCGGAACGCCTGTTAAATTTACTTCAACCACTTCTCTGCCCGCGCCTTTGGTGGCTGGCACTGTCTATTACATAGTTAACCCTGTTGCAGCTACAGCGCAACTTGCGACGACCGTTGGTGGGGCGGCTATTAACTTGACTACTGCAGGTTCTGGGACTATCACGATCTACACCCCAGCGACGTTTACGACCATCAGCACTTTGACTAATGCTACGGCTATTCAGATAGTTAGTACTGGCACTGTGCCGACTGGAATGACTATTGGCACAACATACTATGTAAACAACTTTGCGTCTAATACGTTCAACATCTCTGCTACATACGGTGGGGACTTAATCGTATTGACTGGAACGCAGACAGGTACGCAGACTATCTACCAACACGGCATTCCTGTAACTTCTCTGAACGGGGCGTCGGCTGTGCCAGCCCTTGTAAACAACATGATGGTGTCGGATGCTAGTAGATTTACTATTGCGTTTGGCTGTACGCCTTTTGGCGGCGGTGACTTAGACCCCATGTTGATTCGCTGGTCTGACCAAGAATCCGTAACTAACTGGACACCCGCAGTAACTAACCAAGCGGGCTTTATCCGCCTATCGCACGGTTCTGAAATCGTTGCTGCAGTACAGACTCGCCAAGAGATTGTTGTGTTTACGGATACATCGCTGTACTCTATGCAGTATCTTGGTGCGCCGTTTATCTGGGGCACACAACTCTTAGGTGACAACGTCTCCCTAGCAGGATACAACACAGCCATCATTGCATCTGGTGTTGTTTATTGGATGGGTGTGGACAAGTTCTATAAATACGACGGTAGAACCCAAACTCTGCGTTGTGACTTACTACGACACGTTTATAGCGACATCAATCTTGACCAACAAGCGCAGTTCTTTGCCGGAACTAACGAAGGCTTTAATGAGGTCTGGTGGTTCTACTGCTCCTCTGGTTCTACAACTATTGACCGCTACGTGACGTATAACTACACCGAAGATTTGTGGGCTTACGGTAATATGGCTAGAACAGCATGGCTGGATTCTGGTTTGATTACTAACCCTATTGCGGCTACTTACGTAAACAATCTTGTCTACCATGAGTACGGTGTTGACGATAACACTACAGGCACTGCACTTCCTATTGAGGCATACATCACTTCGTCCGAGTTTGATATTGGCGATGGGCACAACTTTGGGTTTATTTGGCGTTTACTCCCTGACCTTACATTCCGTGGATCGTCTACTACTGGGGCTACTCCGCAAGTTACGTTCTATCTGCTACCCATGCAGAACTCTGGTTCTGGGTATAACGATACCAATGAAGCAGCGAACCAATCGGTTGGCGGTACAAGTTATGCCAATGTAGCCCGTATCGGTACATACACGGTGGATCAGTTTACTGGTCAGGTCTACACACGGGTGCGCGGACGGCAGATGGCTATGAAGATTTCTTCTAATCAAGTTGGAACCCAGTGGCAGTTGGGTGCCCCGCGTATTGACATCAGACCAGATGGACGTCGCTAATGTCACAAATAAACGTAACCCCACCAAACCTGCCATTAGCCCCAGAGCAATATCAACGGCAGTTTCAAGATCAACTGAACAACATTTTGCGATTGTTTTTTGCACAACTAACTAACCCCGGACCGATCGGCGCTACTTCTATCAATTTAGATTTGCGATACATGCCAACAGATGCTGATTTTGCTGATTTGCGCTCTGGTGACGTCTACTACGATACGTCTGGTGGCGTAGCATCAAGCTACCCATTAAGAGTTAAGGCATGATAAACTCGATTAACCCCCTACACGCGAGGCAAAAATGAGCCTACAACTTGCTGCCAAACATCTATCTAATCAAGGTCGAGGACCTGACGATACGCTCGTCCACATGTCCCAAGATGAGGTCAGCAGCCTCAATGACTTGGCTATGGCGCATGGGGGTCAGTTAACAATCAATCCTGAGACTGGACTACCCGAAGCGGGCTTCTTGTCTTCAATGCTACCAATGATTGCTGGTATGGCGCTAGCCCCTGCGACTGGTGGTGCTTCATTGGGTCTAACTTCAGCTTTTCAAACTGCGGCGTTAGTTGGTGCTGGTAGTTATTTATTGAACCCTAAAGCAGGTTTGATGGGTGGCTTGATGGCTGGACTTGGCGCATATGGTGGCGCTGGATTGGCTGGCGGATTAGAAGGTCTCGCTACTTCAGAGGCTGGTTCTACTGCGGCTAATGAAGCGACGTTATCCAGTGACATTGGTCTAAAAGAAGAAATAGCTAGAAACAATGCTGTTGTACAACAGCAAGCTGAACAAGCCGCCCAAGCAAAGGCTCAAACACTTGAAAGCGCGAAGTACTTAACGGACTATGGTGCCCCTGTAAACGAATTTGCACAGGTAGGTTCCGGGTTGCCTACTAGCCCCGGTGGTATAGAAGTCGCAGCTCCAACACCTACTACAGCACAGCCATATACAGCAGCGGGAGAAGCCGAGATGCGAGAGAATCTGGCTAATCAAGTTGGCATGAAAACTTCTCAGGCCAACCCATACGCTGTACCACTTAGTAAACCAATCCCTACAGGGCTTGACGCTGTGTATAAAGGCGCTGAATCTTTAGTCTCTAACCCAACAGCGGATAAATTTAAAACAGTCGGTGGCGGAAGCTACATGGGGCTAGCCAAACAGGGTTTAGCGGCTGCGGCTCCTGTGGCTTCTGAAGGTTTAAAACCAGACGGATTAAATGTGCCAAAAACTCAACAAAAAGCACAGGTTGTACCCCACTACAGATTTAGTCCCGGTATGGTGTCGCCGACTCCAGCGGCAGGTGCTACTGGCACAGAGAACACTTACTTCAACCCATCCTACACAGCGCTTTCAGATCAAGAGTCTCAGCAGTTGTATCCGGGTTATCCCGCAGCGCAGGCAGCGGATGGCGGTTTGATGGGCTACGCTACAGGGGGGCTATCCGATGCACATTACAACCTTGGTGGCTATTCTGATGGTGGTCGCCTCCTCCGTGGTCCCGGTGATGGTGTATCTGATTCGATACCTGCTGTAATAGGTAAAAAACAGCCTGCTCGTTTGGCTGATGGCGAGTTCGTTGTTCCCGCAAGAATTGTCTCTGAAATTGGCAACGGCTCAACTGAGGCTGGCGCACGCAAGCTATACGCAATGATGGACAGAATTCAAGCCGCCCGTGGTAAAACCGTGGGTAAAGGGAAAGTTGCTAAGAACACTAGGGCAGATAAGTATTTGCCCGCATGAAGATAAATTTAGTACCCGTTGGGCAAATCTCTGGAGTGCTTCCAGCGTTGTTGCCTTATCTAGCTAAGTCTGGGGAATGGACAAGAGGTAGGGCGGTTGTTGATGATATTTTGCGGTTTGTCTTAAATGGACAAATGCAGTTGTGGGTGGCGCATCAAGATGGGCAGATTTATGGTCACGTAATCACGGAGATCAAAGATTACCCAAGATGCAAAATGCTGACTGTGCAATATTGCGCTGGTGAAGAAGACCATATGCAGTACGCAGAAGACGAAATGTTCGACCTACTAGATAGGTTTGCTAAGGACGCTGGATGCGCTGGTGTTGAGTTTGTTGGTCGCCCCGGATGGCGCAAGCAAGCCAATAAGTATGGATATTCCATACAAAGCGTAATGTATCAAAAGTTTTTTAAAGAGGTCTGAGATGGACTTATTAGCATTAAAAAGAAGCCTTATGCCCATGAGCGGGCCTCAAGACAGTGGCGGTGGCGGTGGTGGCGGCGGTGCCCCAGCGGATACTACGTCTGTTCAAACCCAAGACTTACCTGATTGGGCGAAACCTTATGCACAAGATGTACTGTCCAAGGGTAAGGCAGTAACAGACGTTAGTCAAAATCCATATCAAGCATACGGTGGCGAGCGCGTAGCAGGGTTTACCCCACTACAACAACAGGCACAAACTGGCGCGGCTAATATTCAAACCGGGCCAGCAGGATTCCAACAAGACGTCGGCGGGTACATGAACCCGTACATGAACCAGATTTTGGCTCCACGACTTGCCGAAGCCAATCGTCAATATGACATTAGCGGTATGCAGGCTAACACACAGGCTACTCAGGCAGGTGCATTTGGTGGTGGACGTCAGGCTTTGATGCAAGCTGAGAACGAGCGCAACCGCAACATGGGGTTACAGAGTATCTATGGTCAAGGTCTGGATACTGCATTTGGTAATGCGCAAAACCAATACAACCAAGGTTTTAACCAAAACGTACAGACGCTTGGGTTGCAAAATCAATTAGGTGCGCAACAACAGGCACAGACACAAAAAGGTTTAGATGTTGGGTATCAAGACTTCTTGACTCAGAAGAACTACCCATATCAGCAACTCAGTTACATGGCTAACTTAGTTCGTGGTACTCCGATGGGAATGAACACACAATCTCAGGTCTATCAAGCGCCTCCTAATACGTTGGGACAACTTGGCGGTTTGGGTATGGGCGCTTACGGCTTAAGCAAAATGATGGCTGAAGGTGGCGAAGTCCATTCATATGCGGATGGTGGGGCAGTTCAAGGCTACAAATTGGGTGGAGATATACCTGATCCAATGAACGACCCATATGAGATGGCGTCTGCTGTTGATAAATTAACTGATGAGCAGTTACAAGGCATTTTACGTAACCCATCTTCTCCAGCAGAGTTCCGTGCTGCACAAGATGAAATGGCTATGCGTGCTTCTGAGCAACGCGGGGTAGCCAGCGGCATTACGCCTGAGATGGCTAACAGAATGGCTGGTGGCGGTGTAGTTGCTTTTGCTGATGGAGACCTAATTACAGACCCACAATTTGGTGGTTCAACTAGCACATATGAGCCTCCTGAAAAATTATCTATGAGTGAAGTGCAAAAAATAGTTGATAGCGCAAGAAATCGAGGAGAAACTATAGGACTCTCACAAATACAAGATATTATGGATGGCAGAGGCAGTTATGCTAAAGAACAAATAAAAGCAGCTAAAGAAAATTTAAGGCTTGCCAACATACAAAACCAACCAGACTCTGGTTCTACATTAAACGCTGTTTCTACTAGTAACAAGATAGCCACTGCTCCCGTAAAAGATAAATTAAACCAACAGAAAGTTACAAAACCCGGTATTACTGCTGGCGCTGGTTCTACCCCATCTAAAGAACCGTCTTTTATAGACGACCTTAAAACAGCGCAAGAATTTTTGAGAGACCCAGAGAGTGAAGCTCGTGCTAAAAAAGTTGAAGCTTCTATTGAGGCACTCAAGAAACAACCTGAAGAAATTAAAAAGCAAGGGTTAGCTAACCTTCTTACCGTTGGCGGGTTTGGTATGGCTCAAGCTGCTTCGCAACCCGGAACACGGCGTGGTCTTGCAGGAGTTATCCAAAGTGCTTCTAGAGCAGGTCCCGGTGTGGCTCAAGCTGCGATGGATCAACAGAAACTTGTACGCGCTTCACAAGATAACGCAGCCAAACTGGATATTGAATATCAGAAGTACAGAATTGCTGAAAGCAGGGGCAATAAACAAGGCATGATATCTGCTGCTTCTAATATTCGCATGATGCGTCAACAGCAAGCTCAGTTGGATGAAACAAGACGCAGCAATATAGCTAAAGAAGGTCTAGAAGGTCAACGTTACGCACTATTAAAGAGTCAATACGCTAACAAGTCTATGACTCCGTACATAAATGCATATAGTAAAGCCGAAGATCGTGCTATACAAGCAGCAAATGGTTACATGAAAAGTCGTTCTGGCATGATGGATAAACGCCCATATCCAGAAATAGTTGAAGAATTTGCTAAAAAATACCGCAAAAATGCAGGTGCTTCTATAGGGTTTGGCCCAACAGGTAACACGTACGATACTGACGAAGATTAATAAAGGGCTACTATGGCGTTGTATAAAGTCCGAGGACCTGGTGGCAAACTTCATGAGTTCAAAGGGCCTGAAGGTTTATCGCAAAACTTCGTTAATTCGATGGCGCAAGATTACTTTGAAGCGCCAGCTCCTGTTGTCGCTCCAATAGAAGAAAAGGGCGCAACTGGTTTCATTCCGTCCGTCATGCGTGGCGGTCGTGGCATCTCCTCTTTATTGGGTGATGTTGCTCCAGCCATGATTGGCAAAGCGTTTGGCGCTGATGAGTACGCTAAGAAACAAATGCAGGAAGCTGCTGCATATCAACAAGAAACTCAAAAACTTTATCCCGCAGAAGTTGCGTCATACAAAGATATTGATAGTGTTGGCAAAGCGCTAACGTATATCAAGGAATCTATTGGCGAAGCCATACCGTCCATCCTGCCTAGTATTCTTACTGGTGGTGCGGCGGCAATGATAGGTCGCCCTGCTATTGTGGCGGCAGAAAAAGCAGCGCAAGACTTTGCAGCTAAAGAAGTTGCACGCGCTGCCGCTAAGAATATTCTTACGCAAGAAAGTATTGAGGGGATCAAGAAAGCCGCACTAGATGTAGGCATGAAGGAAGCCCAAAAAATTGCGCTTAAATATCAAGCCGCTGGTGCATTGACTGGTTCTGCAGCACAGAACATCCCTGATGTTTATCAAAACATTTATGAGGCGACAGGTAAAGAAGACCTTGGCGCGGCTCTAGCGTTTGGTTCATTCAATGCTGCACTAGATGCAATTACGCCTGTCGCCTTGTTACGCAAGATGAGTAAGGCTGGCCTCAAGCCAGAAGAAGTTGCAGCCGCATGGTACAAGCGTGCTGGTAAAGGTGCAGCGCAAGGCTTCGTCACTGAAGGTGGTACTGAGGCATTACAAGAAGTATCGTCCGCCGCTGCTGAAAAGTTTGTTGATAAGAATCAGCAGTTTTTCTCTGAGAAGAACTTTGAGCGCTTTATTAACGCTGGCCTTAAAGGTGGATTTGGTGGCGCAGGTATAACTGCGGCTACTGATGTGGCGTTCGGTAAAGGGCCAGAAGCACCTATTACTCAAACTGGTGAAGATCAGACTCAGCAACAAGAACAAGTTGAACCACCACCCCCACCGCCCGGTACTAAGACTGCCCCTGCATTCACTGGCGATGAAGAATTTAAGATTCATCCAGAAGGTTTTAATCCCCCTCAAGCCCCAGCACCTCCTGCTGGCGCGGTTACATCACTGCCTACTAATCCTGACATCGATGAAAAGCAAAAGCAGTACGACAAACGTGAAGCAGAAATTGCAGAACTAAAAGCTAAGAACGGTGCGCCACAGCATATTCAAAGCAAGATAAATAAGAACCTTAAATTAAAGGCGCAGATAGATGCAGCACGTACCGCGCTTGCCCAAGCGCCTACAACAGGAGAAGAAAATGTTGGACAACCTATCACTCAAACAGGTGGAGAAGGCGCTGGCATATCTGGCGCAGCCAGTGCAAACGCACCCGCCGGAGGGCTTGGAGGAGCTGAACCCCCAGGAATGGTTCGTACTGGAGAGGATGCTACAGGCGCTGATCTCGGAGAAACTGCACAGCCCACTCCAGTAAATGAATTAACACCAGAACAAGTAGCTCAAAAGTTAAATGACGACCAAGCAGCGATGGCGGCTGCCAGAGAATCTATTGGGAAAAAAGCGACACCAGCGGGACCACAAGTAAAGTCTGTTCAAAAAGACTTAGATGAACTCAATAGTTTGTTTGGTGATGACGGCTTGCCATCTAAAGGTACTGCACGTCGTACTAAAGCACAGATCGCGGAAGATGAAGACCGCGATGCTAAATTAAATGAGATAGGTCAAAACTACGGATTAACTCGTAAAAAAGACGAGACTCAACGTGAGTATGCCGCACGTATTAAAGACGCTGGCAAATATGAAATAAAGCGTCAAGCTGAAGCAACCGAAGGGATGCCTGATACTCAGATTCCAGAAACGGAAACAGCCAAGCAAGAACTTAAAAAGCCAACACTGTATAAAAATTCCATCACGGATGAGCAACGTCAGATGTATGACGATATGGTGGAAGAGTACAACGGCGCTATTGAGACAGCAAGAAGAGAAGCCGAAGAAGCGTTAAAAGATAAAGCTGCGTTAGGGTCTACTGAAGCTATAAAAAAGAATGTTGAAAAAGCGCAGGCTAATAGCGTAGATCAAGAGCTTCCAATATTTGACAACCTGACCGATGATGAAGTACGTAAGTATTTTGGTGAGCATATTGTTCGCAATAGTTACGATGAGCATTTAAAAGCTGCGCAAGCTTTGTCAGATTACATGTCTGATAAACGGTTTGAGAGTCGTGCTGCTGGTAAAGAAACTCAAACCAAAGAACAGAATGATGCTGATAAAGCAGCGGCTGTTGCAGAAGTAGTAGCGCAAGACAACTACATGAGCGTCAGAGATGCGTATGGTAGAAAGACTGGGCTATCTTATAGATTCCCTGCATGGAATGCTCTATCGCAAGCAAGCAAAGATTTATATCAAGCAATTAATGATGTCAATTCTGCGATGGAGCAGGATATGGCATTTCGTGCCATAAAGAAACAAATCCAGAAAGAACTGCTAGATAAGCAGACTGAAGAAAATATCAAGGAAGCAAAGCAGCAGTCTTACAGAGAGATGCTGGTAGCCGCAGAACGAGCACGTAAAGGTCAACCGGCTGGTAAAGGCGTACTTCTTCCAGACAATATTCTCAAGAAACTACTATCTGGCGATATAGCTGGTGTACTTAAATACCTTAATGAAGAAGGTAAGGGCGTCAAGGCTCAAACTAAATTTGGCAATATGTTCTCGCGCCAGATTTTCCGTCTGTTGGCGGGCGCATTACAAAACATAGAAGACTTTAAAGTTAACGTCGTATACGACGAGAACATGATCTATGACGATCTTGGTACATATGATGCCAATAGCAATACGTTTTATTTCGGTCCTAACGGTATGGACGAAGCTACCGTCCTGCATGAATTAACCCATGCTGCTACTGTAAAACTTATCCATCAATACTACACTGATAAGAGCAAACTAGATGCTCGCACAGTCAAGGCAGTTGAACATCTAATCAATGTAGCTAACCTAGCTAAAGCTGAACTGGGTAGTAAATATAAAAACGCATTTGAAAATATTTACGAGTTCATTGCTTATGCAATGACTGACTTAGATTTCCAACATGATTTAGCGCAGATACAAGTAGAGAGTGCAGCAACTGTTACAGGGCAAGTTAAACGCACTCCATACTCTCAGCGTGAACAACGCCAAGTAAGCATTACTGGCTATGACACCATGCTTGACAACTTGTGGAACTACTTCACAGGTACGTTGGCATACATGTATCGTCTCTTCTATCCAAGACAGCAAAAACAAGCGATCTTGATGCCTACTGAGTTGACGGGCAGACCGCGTGGTACTAAGAAAGAGGCGGTCTCTGAAGCAGAAAATATAAAAGCGCTAGATAAGATAAACAGAAAGCTTCGTAAAAAAGGTGACCTCAATGAGCAAGATGTTGAAGAAAGCACGACTGGATTAAAACCCGGTGACGTTGTACCAGTAAATGAAGACACAGCCGCTAGGTCACCAGATGAAGCTTCAGCTGAATTCAAAGCCGCATTTGATCAAGAGAAAAAAGAGAGGCGTGATGAACTAGCGCCTATCTATGGTGATCTTGTAGACAAAGGTGGTGTCACTAATCTCAAGCGCGAAATATTACGTGAACCAGGATTCAAGGGTAACTTGCTTCTTGAAGCTGCGGATGTAATTCAACAACTATTTGCTGCGCCTGTAGGTGGCATTGAACAGTTAGGTGGCAAGGGAGGCTTTGGTTCAGTACTGCAATCCAAAGGTACAGCTAAAACTACAAAGCAGGCAACAACTCCTCCCGCACAAACAGATGCGCAGATTACGCAAAAGGCTTTAGGCATCGTATCAATCAAAGAACGTAGCGCTAAATCATTGTTACGTAACATATTTTCTAAAGCTGGATACGATACTGCAGTTGAATACTTTCAAAGTGACCGTCATCCATTAAAAATGGTGTTTGATCGTGGGCGTATATTTGGTGTTGTAGATGTAATTGGTAAAAAAGCAAATGATGTTTACACCGAAGTAAGTCTTTCTATTGGTAAAGCTACAGATATATACGCAAGGCAAATGAAACCGCTTGCGGACGATGTCAATTCTGCTGTAGAAGCGTACGCTAAAAAACTTAACATTTCTGTTAAAGATGCGTTAGCTAACTTGCATCTGATACTTCAAGCACGTCATGAGCCAGAGCGTCGCCATATCAAGTTTTTACTAGATGTGCCGCTTGACGATACACCATCTAATAAACGATTCCAACTTGGTAACGAGTATTATTCTGCGGCTGGTTTACGGCAAGCAATTCTTGACATACTTGCTGAACCTGCTCCTGGACTTAGCGATCAACAACGCACTGCCCGCGCTCAAAAGTTACGGCAGATGCTCGAAACAGTTGTAGCTGATCCTTCGTCACATCAAAAAATAAATGCTAAAGGTGAGCTTACAAAAGCGATTGAATTTGACGAGCAAGCTGAAATGTACAGCGTGATTGCTGGTCGTTCACCTAATGAGATTCAAGCATTCCGCAACACGTTAGATATCAGGGCAAACAAAGCTGAGATAGATGCTGTATCAGACGCATTGAGAAAGGTGCATAAACAGACTATTGCACTAAACAAGGAGGCCAATTATTGGTCTGAGCCTGTTGCTAACATCGTAGACTTCTACGGTTTCAATGATTACGTACCATTTAAAGGTAGACCAGATCAACGTACGATTGACGAAGAATTTAACTTTGAAACTAAACGTATTGGCGGTGATTATCAAGATGCGCAAGATAGATTTGAAGGGCGCGAGTCTGAATCTGAAAACCCGGTATTGCAATCTCTTGCTGATGGTGCAACTGCTTCCCTACGCGCTGGTCGTAAAGATACGCCCCAGACAATCGTAAACGCAATAAACGCAAAGATTATTCGTGGGCACAAAGTTGATACCATAACATTCGCCGATCGTTTTTCTGGGCGCACAACTAAAAAAGATATTACAGGTACAAACAAAATCTTTTTATATAAAAAAGATGGAACTATTGACGTTTACCAGATTGACGATAACAAAATAGCGCAATCCATCAAGCGTAGTTATAGAACTTCTAACCCTATATGGGATAGAGCCGACATGATTACTAGCGGTATTGGTCAGACTCACACACGCTACAACCCCGCCTTCGCTCCAATGAACTTTGTGCGTGATGCATTCACCAACGCTGGAATAATTGGCGCTGAGTTTGACCCAATCACAGGCGGTAAGTTGCTGACTGGTATGGCATCTGATGTTGCTAACAACGGTCTTGCTAGATCATTAAATTTTGCAAAACTCTATGCCGAAGGTAAGTTTGATCAAATAGAAAAGCTTGCTGGGGCTGGCAAACCTTACGAAAGCCTGAGTAGTAAAGAGCGTTACTACCGTGATTTAGACTATTATGTAAAGAAGGGTGGTCGCGTTTCTTATCTGCAGGGTGTGGCTGCTAAAGGTGCGTTAGATCAACTTATTAAAGAAGTTGGACGCTCTGGCATTCTAAGAACTAAAGACCAAATAGATAAGTTCATTGATATCTATAACGATATGTTTGAATTATCTAGCCGTGTAGCGGCGTATAGATTGTTGAAAGACCAGTACTACCATGAGAATCTAGCAAACAAAATGAGCGTGGCTGATGCGCAAGAAGATGCAAAAATTCGTGCAGTTACATATGCAAAGAACCTTGCTAACTTTGAGCAGGTCGGTAAGTGGGGCAAGCAGGCTGGTGCGCTATTCATGTTCTTCCGTCCTGCCGCTACTGGTGCAGTACGCGCTATTGAGGCGTTGGCTCCAGCATTTAGTTTTAATGAAGAAAACTTCCGTAAAGAAGCGATAGCCGAAGGTCGTACCCCACAGCAGATCGAGAGAGCCGTGGCTATTATGCAGAAGCGTCAGTATGGTGCCAGACGCATGATGGTGACGATGACAGGAATTGGCGTAGCGTTCTATACGATGGCGTTGATGATGGCTGGTGACGATGAAGAGGGTCGCAACCGTGTTGCTACAGATGACATGGCACGTTGGACTCGTTACGTTAGAATCTTTATTCCTGGTTTTGAGAAACCATTGCAAATATCTTGGGGCTTCGGACCTGGCGCTTTTGCTGCGGCTGGGGCACAGATTGCATCTATGGGTTCAGGTCGTGTATCGATTGGAGAAGCGCTCTCCAACATTGTTACTGTTGGGCTTGATTCATTCTTACCATTGCCATTCTCACGTATTAGCCCAATAGAAAATTTCCCTGCATGGGCTATGGATTCGGTAACCCCATCCGCGTTCCGTCCGTTCTTTGAGTATGTGATGAACATGGATGGTTTGGGTCGTGAGATTTACAACAATCGTCAAACACGTTATGGTGATGCGTATACAGGTGGGGATAGCATTCCTGAAGCATACAAATTAGCAGCACGTACGCTATTTGACGCTACCGACGGAGCAATCGACTGGAGTCCAAACACAATGTACTTCTTCGCTAGCAACTACTTTGATGGTATGGCAAAGATGGGTACAGCGGCTACTAACTTAAGTTACACAGTCGCGGGCAACAAAGACTTTGACCCCAAGCACGACTTGCCGTTTATTGGTAGTTTCATTGGCACTAAGTCCAACGTAGACGCACGCGAATTTAGCAAAGTTGAAGATAAAATTAAGGCAATGGATAAGCGCATAAATGCGTTGAAAGATAAGCCAGAGGCGCTAGAAAGGTACCTTGACTCTAATCCAGATGCGTATGCTGCTGTTGAGTTCTACAACGAACAAGTTAACGGACAACTACGTGAAGTGCGTGCAGTAGCAAATCAAGTTAGAGCTAACGGTGAGTTAACTCCACGTGAACGCAAACTGCAACTGGAAGAGATTAACGGCATATCAAGCACTATAAAACGTCAACTGTTAAATGTGTTTGAAGAACTAGATATTAAACCCTAGCTCATGCGCCAAGCACGGACACCGAGAAAACCTTCCTCGGTTGTCGTAAACACTTTCATAACCACGCCTGCCTTCTTAGCTGTCGTGTCAATGATGTACGCCATGTATGCTGGCTTCATCGTTGGCAAGAAGAAGCTATCCCCCACACTCATTCCAGCGTAGGGGAAGACCCATGTCGGTTCATCGAACGGAGTGTCATTCGGAGACGGCTTCTTGCTCATCTTGGAATAAGTGACTGATGTCCATGACGATGCGGTATGCCTGAATGTTTGTAGAACCAAACGCAGACTTCCAGCCGCTAGCCATCTGTTTACGGTCTTTGTGCTTCAAGATGCCCTTGCGAGTCAACTCAGATTCAAACCAAGTGGTGCCTAACTTTACAGTCTTTAGGTATTCTTTCATGGCGGCAGACGAAACCCATATAGTGTTCTCATCCACCTCGGCACGGATGTAGAGCGCCTGTTTAGGATCAGCAACTACACGTCCGTCACGGATAACCAAAGTGTTCTGAATGTTCTTGTTGATAAAGTCACCAAGCACGCTCTCTGCTTTGCTGTCATCTTCTTCCTGTTTGCCATCAATGATCTTCTCGAAGTCAACTCCAACCACAGCGAAGATGCGATCTAAGTCAAAATTAGTTAGACCCATGTTGTTGGTGATGTTGCCCGCAACTCTAGTGATAGCAACTAGGTTAGACAGGAAGCGGTACTCTGCGTTTTTGGTGTACTTCTCACCGACGTTCAGGTATTCTTTGGTAGCGCGACGCTTAACTTCTTCTGTTGTTATTCTAAATAACTCTTGTATGTACAGTGGGCCCGCGTGACCGAAGTGGGACTTCAACGTCTCAAACATTAACATGCCACGCTCGTCTGTCAACTCATATCCAGCAACATTAGGGCGTTGGATGATTGGCTCAAGGATACGCATCTCTTCTGGGTTAGTGTCACCTTTGTACTGAGACATTGCATCTCGCAGTCTGGTGTTGGTTGTGATGACCGAGATAAGTTTGGTAATGAACGATGCTTCACGCTCTTGGTTAGTAGACGCTTGCATACGTAACTTAGGCTGACCCGATGAGACGTTGTAGGCTACGTGAGACAGAATCTTTCCATCTGTGTTTGACTGTTCATCCAAACCGAAAGGCAGGTTCTTACAGGCAATCATGCGAGTAATCAACGCGTTCTGTGTTGCATCGAACACGGCAAGGTTCTCAGGGTGACCCCAAATACTTAGCGCACCGTATAGCGCACCAGTCTTACCAAAGCCAGACTTACCATAGAGAGAAAGTATCACTCCGTTGACATTGGTAAATTCCATCAATGGGCTTGCAAATCCGCAAAGCACAGAGAAGGCGTGCCATTCGTATCCTGGGTCCCCGAACATAGAGATTGACTTCTTCCAATCTTCTAACGTGCCATTCGGTCTGATGTTACGCACAATGTTCTTCACCAAGGGTGAAGGTGGGCACTGTCTTGTTGTTCCGTCTGCCATGTACTCCGTAGTACCAATAACAAATGAATCGCATTTTTCTGAAGTCCAACCTTGTTGCATTCTCATTACCTCCGCTTTCCTTACGTTTGTTAAGTATGTTGACCATTTCATGATGTAACTCGCCATCTTGGGTGCGCTAGCTGGCTCGAACTTCAGACCATTACTAAGAAGAATAGTCTTAAGTTTGTCGTACAGGCCAACGTCTTTTAGTGGAAGAATAAATTCACGCGACTCGTCTTTTGGAAAGTCGATGCGCATGACCAAGCATTCACCGTCATGCGGGCTGTAAATCCGCTGTATCGGGTATACATCGAAAGGCGATAGCAGTTCAGGATCATCCTGAATCAACTTACCTTTTTTGTCTCTTCTTGGGGGAGGCATAACGTAGATGCCTCCGTTGACTCCTCTGAAGTAGGGTTGGAGGTAGTCTGGGAAGAAAATTTCTTTGGTATTCGGCTCTTGCCGAACTGATTCCTCTTGATCTTCTGTTTGTCCGCTTGTGCTTCCATTAGGTTCTCCGTCAATTTGTTCATAAGATGTGTGTTCGGCAATCTTGATGACTTTTCCAAGTCCGATAGGCCCAACTTTTCCAAGCCTAGAGCGATGGGGACACCCAACGCATCCGCTTGGGTTTTCTTTAGCAAAGGCGTCGCAACTGTGAGACCAAGCGGCTTCTCGTTTTGACTGTTCTGCTTTTCGTTCTGTTTCATCCCATGTGTAGTTAGGATGTTCATCTGACATTCCATGTATGGCAGTAGCGCCATCACGACACCGAGCGGCGACAGATAGTCCAGCGTACCAGAGTGGCTCTGGGCAATCAGCTTGCTCTTCGAGTATGTATTTAATTTGTGCACAACCATTTCCTTCTAGGCTGTCAACTGCAATCTTTTGAAAGTCGTATTCAAAGTTGCCATTGAGTTTGTCGTATATGGCTTGTGTATCTTCGTCGAGTCCTTTCTCAACATTACGCAAGTCGAACTTCTCTTCAATCTCGCCCAATGCTGGCGCGAGGCGATCAAAGCTGTAGGTATAAACATCCGTCAACATCACAGACGGTGTTGGAGGATCATATCTATAGTTGCTTGTCCCAGGCACGCGCATTAAGCGTGCTGAGTCTGCTGGTACGTTCTGATCGATGATTAGGTTATGGTCTGTGCAGAGTTGTTTGAACTTCTCAGCATAGGGCACCCACTTTTCAGCGGGCATCTCCTCATCAAATATCCAGTAAGCATGTATGCCACCACCCGAATCTATTAAGATAGGTTGGGGCCAGTTGATTTCATCACAAAAGCGCTGTAAGTCTTGTAGAGCATCTGCCTTGGAAGGATAGCGGTCTTTACCGTGTTCAACATCCAAATCAAGGAAGAATGCTTTTACGTATATGCAGTTCTCTTGCTTGCGGCGCAAGCCTTCGTAAGTACCAGGTGTGAAATAAACATTGTGTTGAATATCAATAAACCTTTGAGCAAGTGCAATAGCGTCTCCAACACTAGTTGCAAATTTTGGTTTAATGATTCCTTCTTTGTCTATTCCAGCAATACATACGTTACCCTGCGTAGGGAAGATTTTCTCGAAAAATTGTTGGTTCATGTTCGCAGAGACGAAAAAGCGGAAGTTACTCCGCTGTGAAAGATGAACCGACCTAAGTCAGTTCGGCTATTTGTGATTCGCGGAAGTTATCGGTTTGCCGACCATATCTTTCAAATACGCACGCGCATCACGCAGGTTCTTGCAAGGCAAGATACCCTTTGATAAGTCCTCCTCAACTAGTTTGATAAACACTTCTATCTTGGCTCGTTTGGCGTAGCGGATGACCCCGCCCCTGAACCACGAATGGATAGTCATCCGTGTGGTATCGAACACTTGCGCAACGTATGTAGCAGGCAAGCCTGCTTTAATACATGTACTGGCTAAGTCAATACCTAGCCTGTATGTTT